TTTTATTTGCCCCGGTAACTGATCCACTTTGCTGGGTTTGCCGCGTGTTTTTTTAGTCATGTCAGGCTCTCCGGCGTTTTACGCCCGGCCATGTAATGATGCCCTCGGCTACGTCCTGCCCCTGGGTGGTCAACTTGGCAATGGTGTAGCCGGTATGAGAATCCAACGTGACCAGCCCCTGAGTCTCCAGCCAGTGCAGATTGCCCCGACATTCGTCGCTACTCATTGAGTTACCAAAGTGCGCACACACCGTGCGAATTTCGCTATCATTCATGCGATAACTGGGCTCATTGACCAACGCAATTAAGATCGATAGGCGGAAGCTCTCCGCCCGAATTTGGCGCAAACTCATTTCTTGTTAAGCTCCTTTTCGAACAGCATATCGACGTGGTTGCTAAGCTGTTTGATTGACGGCTCCAACCGCTTAATATCCGAACTCACTTGCCCGAGCTGTCGCTCTAGCTGCCTGATTTCGCCATGGCTCGGTGCTTTCTCTACCGCGTCTTCTACGCGAGTCAGGCGCAAGTTAACCTTTTGCAGCTCGTGTTCGTTTTTCTCCTGGGCAGTCCGTGAGGCGAAATGCTTGGACAGCACCAAGAACCCCAGAAACGCCAATATCTGAAGCGCCGCGATAATGTAAGGCGCGAAGTCCACTAGCCACTGCATCACTGCACATTCCTCCGTTCGTAATCCTGTTGGCAACTTATACAGCGCACCGCATCGGGAATATGCTTAAGGCGCGCTATTTGAATATCATCCAGGCAATCAATGCAGACCCGAATGCCATCGATCACCATCGGTTGTTGCTGGGACGGTCGTCTTTTCGCGGCATTGATGGCCCTGTCGCGGTGCATTTGCTCCAGCTTCTGGGCGCGGTCAAACTGATCCATTCTTTTTACCCAAGAATTTGAATTTATTGCCAAAGCCATCTAGTGTGCGGAAGCCCATGTAAGCCAGCGTCGGGGCAAAAAGACCAGCCGCAATTTCCCAGCTGGCACCGTCGCCTTTATCGAACACCGCCAGCAATTCAAACAAGGCAATATAAGCAAAGCCGAAGTAAAACGACCGCCGGGCAATCTTCGGGCGAGTGCGGCGCACGTACTCATCTTCCGCGTTGTCGCCGCTGCGAATGGTTTCTTGTTGCTGCTCGTGTTGGTGCTGCCGGTCTTTTAGCTTGGCCATAGCGGCCTGGTGCTCCAGCTCACGCAACTGTTTGCGCTCTTCGCTTTCCATTCGCTTCAGCTCAACCATGGCTTTCGGGTCGGTCTGTAGCTTCTCTAAGACCTTTTCCGGGCTGTCTTCGACACCCAGCCAACTGGCGATTAATGAGCCGGTCGCGCCGCCTGCGGGCCCACCTAATAGCGAGCCAACGACCGGAGCCGCACCACCGATAAACTCTTTTACTTTATCCCACATGAGATGCTCCATAGCGTTTGCCAAACAAGCGTTGGCGGGTTTGGTTAAACAGGCGGCGGCCAGCATCATCATTACTGTCTGTCCGCTCATTCATTACCATCATTTGGTCAATATCAATGTCACTCACAGCGAACCAGCCGGCCTTATAACTCTCGGCTAAGTGAACCGGACCAAACGGGTTTTTAAAGATGATTTCAGTGCCGTTTAAACGATGGTTAAACTCAGCAATAAGGCGCTCGTTCCAGCCCTCCACAAAGCGTTTCTTAAAGCCATGAAACCCTGTAGTCGGAAAGGTCGGGGCAGGCAATTGGATCTTGCGCCCATTCATTGCCGAACCCCTTTTGAAAGGTTGTTAAGGTATTGCTGAAGCTTGAACAAGCGGCGCATCCAGCCGCGTATAAATTTGGTTTGCGACGGCGTTTCTGCGGCAATTTCGTGATACCGCAGCGCGCGATGCGATAGAAAATCAATGAGCAATTGCTGTTGGTTGCGTGACTCAATCGCGGCAATGGTTACCGGGCCAATGAGCCCATCGGCTTTGACGCGTAGCGCTGATTGAAACAGTTTTACGGCGGTGATTGAGCCATGATTCACCGACGCATCAAACACCGCTATGGCGATAGGGCGCGGTAAGTCCTCGCAGCTGGCCGGATAGAAGTAATTGGTCAGGTAGCGCAGTTCAGCCTGGTCGCGAGTGAGCCGAGCCACGTCAACGTCCGGGTTATAGTTTTGGGCAATGCCGAAACGCGTTAAGCCGCCGTTGTCGTCGGGGTCGTCGGACTCAATGCCTTCAACCTCAAATACAAAGGCCAGCCCCAGTTCAAACGTTTTCTGGAGCTCGGCGTCTTGGTCGGAGAAAAGTGTTTTTTTGTTCATAGCCGCCATGGTGGCGGCTATTGGTCAAACGTGGGGATTAAAGCGTTTTGCTACTTTTTGAAAGGTCTGGGAACAGGTTGTGTTGACGACGTTCGCGCTCTAGCTGTCGTTGCTCACGCAAAATGGCGTATATCTGCTGGCTGGTTAAGCTGTACTCGCGTTGCAGCACATCGATGTTACGGCCATTGTAGCGTTGCCAAATATCGACATCGCGCAAGGCTTTTTTCAGTCGCTCATCACGCGGCAAGTAATACTGACGACCGCCCATGTGGTGCGCCTGGCGTGCGACCAAACGCTTTGCCAACTTCAGCGCCTTGCTTTCATCCAGCTTAGCAGAGCTTGTCATTTCGTCTTTAAAAATACTGACCAGCTCGGCCAATGCGTGCGGCCATGCTGTTGAATCAAGCTCTATATCTTCCGCTTTGCTCAACAATTCATCAAGGTTTTTATCATCTTCGAACATTTCATTCTGCATTTTTACGCTCCTTGTGAGCCTTACGACACGCCTCAAAGACCTCGGTCACCTGTGAGTACGGCAATGGCTCGTCCTTGTCCAAGAGCGCATAACTATACCCGAATTCGGTGTCTAACCAATTGATCATCAAACGCTTATGCCATTTTTTTAATGACTCAAGCACTTTAAAGGCGCGGTCGTAGCTCAGCCAGCCAACGTGACGAACGCCGGTCATGCGAAACACCCACTTATCCAGGGCTTCTTCTGAGCCGTCTTTTAACAGTTTGTCGTTGGCCGCTTGTATCCAGATAGCGCGAATGACCTTAATTTCAGGCCATTTAACCGGCTTTTTGGATGACGGCGACTGACGCTTTTTGCTTTTTTTACCGCGCTTTTTAAACCCCTTGTCTTCAAAGTGATTGAGCACCTTTTGCAGCTCGGCCACGGTCATGCCTTTACAGGATGTTTTTTGGCAAACACCCTGCAATGCAGCGCGATAGGTCTCGTCATCGAGACGCAATTCACGCTTGGCCACGTGGATCAGCTGTATCAGTTTTGCCTTGCTATTCATTATTCACCTCGGCTGCTCATCAGTGACTGGCAACCACGCCAGCCAGACGCCCCGTAGGGCGTTTCGCTTAGTCATTGCTTGTCTTTTCTTATCCGTGAGTTTTTCTTCCAGTCGAGGTTAAAAAAATCGAGTCCGAGCCGCTTCTGCTCTTCAGTTGGCTCCTCGATAGGTTCAGCAAGGAGTCTTAAACTGGATTCATCTTGCTCGACGAGGTACCTGGCTGGTATAGAGTAAAACTTTGCACCCGGGGCAAATGTGCGTGACCATTTTTTGAAGTGGTTGATACGTAACTCTGGTAAGGAGCAACGCTCAAGCCGAAGCATCTGCTTGATGTGGGTAGTGGGGTAAGATGGGTCGTCACTATTGAGATCTAATTTTTTAACATCTTTGCTAACCTCTAGCCCATTTAAAAGGTATTCGGATGGTATTCCGTGGGCTTCAAGTTCTTCAATAACACCAACCACATCAAATGGTATGAGCTCGTCCTCAAAGTCGAGGAAGTACTTGTAAAACAATCCTAGGTAAAGCATCTCCTCGAAACGCAGTTTTTCAAGAGAGTCCTCTTCCATCTCCAAATGACCTACAACGCACATGATCGTGTAATCCAGCCCTTGCCACTCTATATTTTCAAAATCAATCATCTTCATCTCCACTCTTAATGTTTTCGGCTGCTCATCAGTGACTGGCAACCACGCCAGCCAGACGCCCCGTGGGGCGTTTCGCTTAGGCTTTTACGCTGTTGCCGAACACCCAATCCCACACTCGTTTAATGAGTGGTTGGCGAGTGCGCTCGTGCATTTTTCGCAAGCAGTCAATGGCAATATTCATATCCCGGGCGCACTCCCACAGGGTGTTTATTTTCTCTTTGTTGTCGATGACCTGGGCTTCCAGCGGGTTAGCTTCGGACGGCTTGCTTTCCTGAATATCTTCCGGCTGTCTTGATAACGTGCCGTACAGCTCGATTCTCAGGCTGTCCTTAACGTCTAACGCGATACCCTTGGTGCGGACATCGATGTACTTAAGCGCTTCCTCGGCTGCTTTGCGCAGCGCCTGGTATTTTTCAGCCGGCGTATCTTCCAGCAACATTTCGCCTTTACCTGTTATTAGCCAGTTGGCGTTAATTCCTAGTTCGATATATTTTCCCAAAACCCTGAACGAAGGCTCGGTTAAACCGCGTTCATTTGACTGGTACCCGCGCATTGACATGCCGACGATCCGAGCGAAATCAGTTTGGTTTAAAGCGGTCCAGGTCCTGACTTTTTTTATGCGATTGGTCAATTCAGACATGGCTGCTCTCCTGTTTTACGGGGCCATAGAACGAGGTAGTGACACGGCGGTTAACCACTTCCTTGATTTCGTTCAGGTGCTCTTTAAGCACTTGATGCCGACTTAACAGCTCATCGGTGCCAACCTTTTCCAAGTCAGCTTTGGTCGTCCAGGCGTAAAACTTCATGCTGGAATCGTTGGCCGACTCAGCCTGCGTTTGCTCTCGCTCTTTACGCTGAACTTCCTCTGTGATGGGGTTGCTGGCCAATAATGGCTTACGCCACGGGTGCTCCGGTGCAGGCTTCGATGATGTTGGCTCCGCTTGCACTGTCCCCGCTTGGATGTCATTGGACTCCGGTTCTTCGGGCTGTTGTTCGGTGCCAAGCGCCTGCTCTAAGAACTCTTCGCCCTGGGCAATAGCTTCTTTACCTGCTGGGGTGACCGTGTACTGGCCGTTGCCCATGCGCTTAACAAAGCAGGCATCAATCAGTTGCACGGACAATTCTTTCCAGTCCGAAAACGCCATCACCGGATAGCTTTCATCCAGTGGCTCGATGACTGCCCGTAGGCCGCAGGGTTGTACCTCCTGCAAGGTCTTTAAAAAATCGAGTTTCATTGTTCTGCCTCGTTGTTTGTGTTTCGTATTGGCTGCTCATCAGTGCCAGGCCGCCACGCCTGACAGACGCCCGCGAACGGGCGTTTCGCTATACCTTGGTAAAATCGACGGAAATAGGCTTGTAATCACCCGCACTGTCACGCTCGTAAAAGCGCATGTACTCTTTGCTGCCGACCACATTGATCGCATCAGATATAGCGTCCATGGCTTTTTGCCAGCGCTCGTCCTCAATCTCGTAGCGGCGCAGTGCCAGCACTTCGCGGGTGTTGATGTTGCCTTCCTTGTCGGTCTCGAAGACACGCTCAACCAAGGTTTTAAGCTCGGAGCGGGCGTCCTGTGACCAGTCGCGGACACACTCTTTAATGAGTTTTTCCGCTACCTGTAATTCAGGGCCCAGGGTGATGCGGTCTTGAACGGCGACCGACAGCTTGTAACGGCCATCAAAGGAATAGATGGTCACGTTGCCTTTTTTGCCACCCACAGAGGTCTGGTAGCGCTCGGCTATCATTTCCATGAAGGTGCCAAAGTCGTCGAATAACGCCTTTTTAAAGGCTTTTAAATCGCCGTTTTTCTCTTTGGCTTTGGTGACCATTTCGTTCACAAAGTCGTCTTTTAAAATGTCCAACTCGTGGATCTGGTCAATCGGAATCAGACGGCCTTTGGCGTCTTTTTTATACTGCTCTTGTTGCATTGGTATTCCCCTAGTGCACTTGGTCAATGATGCGTTCGTTCAGCCAGCGCACAGCGCAGCCTTCGAACATTCCGGTACGGATTCTGACGAGCTCACCGCCGCCCCGGCGGATTGAGACTTCGGCAGGGCGCTGCGCAAAGCGCACGCCCTTGGGTGGTTCAATGGTGATCACCGGTTTGCTGGCCGAAATACACACATTGCACACGGTGATATTAAGCGCCTGAAGCTTTTCCACTGCCTGAATTGCGACGGCCCAGTTTTGTTGTTGTTTGGTCATGTCACTCACCTTTGTTTGCTGTTTTTAGGCGTGCTGCGAGGTTGTGTACTTCGCTCTCCAGCAACTGTATGTAAGTCAATTGCGCGTCTTTGCTGCTGTCTTCCTGGCTGGTCGCCTGGGTCTTTAACAGGTGCAACGTGCGATGCGGGTTGTACTCCTGTGGCTCGTCGGTGCTGACGTACAGCGTGGGAATAACTTCACCGCCGAACTGTTGCTTCTGCTGGCTATGCGGACAGCCACTGCGACAGGCTTTGAAAAAACGCAGGTTCATCGGATTGCTACCGGGCTTTTTGCGCTGATTGCTAAAGCATTGCTGTGCCGGTATTTCACCGGCCACCGGGCATTCCACGGTACGGTTAAAGAACACGCCCTCAACGCGGGCTCTCATGCGGTCAAGGTTGCCGGGGTATTTACCGTTGACCAGTTGCGATACCGCTGCACGACTGGTCTCCATCATTTCAGCTACAGCGCCTAATCCTTGCTTGCTGACTTCGCGCTTTAACACGTCTATCCATTGCATGATTCAGCCTCCACTTTGCGCACTTCGCCGTTGTTGGGGTCAGAGCAGGTTTGCGGTGCCACGCGAGGGTAGTCAGGGCCCGTATTGCGTAGCAGGCGATAACGGGCATAACCGGCTACTTCGCCCGGACGGCCATTGTTGATTTTGCGCACATAGCCCCAGCGAATAAGCTCGTTCACGTAGCGTGAAACCAGCGCCATGCTGACATCTGCCGCGGCGCACACTTCGGGCTTGGTGAACGCCCGGCAAATGCGCAGGGTGTTCCAGATTTTCTGACGTGCCGGTAAGGCAAGGTCGATGGGTTTGCTGGTCACTTGAAAGACCTTTAAACGCTTTTTTAAACGGCCTTCAGTAAAGCCCACTTCTTCGACATAGCCTTTACGACGAAGGCGGTTAACCATGGTCTGCGCATGGGTGCGGGACACGTCCAGCTTGCGCATCACATCGTAGCGGGTGAACTGGCCGAGCTCGCGCATCACAGCTAGCTGACACTCGGCGGTTACTGACAACTTTTTATGATCCATAACATTATCCTTATCTATTAGCGCACGGTTGCTGTTAACGGCGTTGCAACAGGAACAACGGCTCTTTGCCCCAACTGCGGCGGTCTACGGCGTCGAGCTTGTTTGCCATGGCAAAACGCTCAATCTTTTCCAGGGCAACGAGTATTTGCCGCATTTCGCCGCCGCTCTCGTTGCAGATGTAGCTGAGCATGTCCTCTTTGATGTCCAAGTTGATTTCGAACAGCTCTTTAACCAGCATTTCCATGTTGTCCAGGTCAGCGGGTTGAAACTCGACCCACTCAGAGATGCGGTTAAACATTTGCTTGCGATGGCTGATGCGACGGGCAATTTGCTCCATGCCAATCAGAACAATTGGCTCTTCGGCGCTATCATAAATGTCGCGAATGGTTTCCATGATGCGGGTGTTATTGACGATGTGGTCTGCCTCATCAATAAACAGCGAGCAGTGGTCCATGACCATGCGCTCAATAACTTGCCCTACCATGTTGGAAAGCGGTGGACGTGGCACCTCACCCATTTCCTGCAACACCCTACCCAAGAACGAGCTGGGGGTGTCGGTGGCATAGCAGCGCACGTACACGCTGCGGGTTTGGTTGAACATCCAGACGACGGTAGTGGTTTTACCGAAGCCAGAGGGGCCGTGAATCAATCCCAGACCTGGGATAATTGATGACCGACTCTGTAAGTTACGTAACAGATTCATTGATTTGTTAACGTTTTTGACTGTAACCACTTTATGTTTCATAATT